CTCATCGGCCACACGCTCGGCAGGGCTGCGCAGCGTGTGGGCAGGGGCTGCAGGGGCCTCGCCTGGCAGGAGAGGGCCACGGGCTACAGGCTTGACAGCCCAGGCCTTTTCAAGGCTGCGCAGCATGCATGCGGCAACCTCAGCCAGGTTGCTGGCAGGGCTCAAGCAGTCGCCGCAGCGCACGTGGTAGCCGTACGTGGCGTAACTGATGTGGACGGGCAGGGCCAGGGCTTTGGCGGCCTGCTGCAGGGCTGTCAGGGTTGGGCGCTTCAGGCCTTGGGCCTTGGTGGCTTTGGTGGCCACGGCCTGCAGATAGGCGGCGGGGCCAGCGGGAGCGGTGTTGGCGGGCATGGTTTCAAGTGCAAAGGGGCTGGCTCGCGCCAGTGCCCCCATTAAAAGGCCTGCAGCCCCTAGCAGGCAAGGTAAAGCCAGGGGCAACTAGGCCACTCCCATAGGTGGCCTACTAGCTAGGGGCTTTGGCCCCTGCGGGATGGTACGGGCCAGCGCCTGCCATGCCGTGCAAAGCAAAAAAGAGATGATCGCGCACGCACGTACGGCATCGCCTGCCGCTTTGGCAACTAGGCCAATCGGCACGCCGTCCATTGATGCGGATGCGGAAGGGCACGGCCTGGGGGTCGTGCTGCTGATCAGCAGGGGCAGGCCGTGCGGATGCGGAACAAAGGCCAGGGGCTGGCATCGATGCGGAACGGCCCCGCCTGACGTTGCGGATGCGGAACGATTGGGGCCAGGGCCTGCGCTGCTGATCACGCTGCGCAGGCCGCACGAACGCGGAACGGTAGGGCTGGCTGATCAAAATGCTGATCACTGGCGCAGGCCGCTACCAACGCAGAACGGCAGTGGCTGGCTGATCACGATCGTGATCACTGGCGTGAGCTGCTACGAACGCAGATCAGGACCGCTTGCCGATACGGCTGCGGATCGCAGGCGGCTGCCGATACTGGTACGTATCATAATCAGGGACGATCCGAAGATTGGCACAAATACAGGTGTACTATAGTACAGACGCACTACTATGCGGTTATGCGCATAAAAGCATAAAACGGTAGCGTTATGAAACAATGTGAAGAAACCATGATACGCCCCTAGCCGGACCCTAGATACGGAGCTAGCCGGACCCTATACGCTTCCAGCCGGACCCCAGATACATCACCAGCCGTGCCCATCAAACGCCGCCTTTATGGCGGCTTCTTCATTGGAAAAAGGCCCTCCTACCACTGAATCATCAGAATCATCGTAGAAATACCAGCCTTCAATGAGTTCAGTGCCTTTGCAAGAGGCTTCATCAAAGAAATCAATGAGAATCATGATTAATCGTCTCCAATGAAATAATTAAGCCAATTGCCTCTGCAGGAACTCCCAGGCCCATTTGCTCTTGGTGCTGGGCCTGAGCAGTTCATAGGCCTCGTGATCCACGATGGTATCGCCAGCACTGTCCACGTGCCCTTCAATATCGAGCTGCCAGATGCCCTTGCAGGCCCCATCGGGGCCGTAAATGCCAATGACGTGCTCACGGTCCTCCATCGCCTGTCTCACGTGGAAGATGAGCTGCTGGAGCGAGGCAGCTTGGTAGCTGCCTCTTGTGCAGGAGAAATACGGGCCGTTGTCTTGGTAGGTACGGATGGTAGTGATCATTGGTCGCAAGTGGGAAGGGGCTCGTCTTCGATTTCGTGGGCAAGTTGTTTGAGCTGGTCTAGAGCTACCTGGATGACATAGCCCCTGCCGACTGAGCTTTCATCAAGCAGTTCTTCTAAAGCTCTGATTTCATCGTGTAGTTCTTCAACGGAATGGAATGTGCGTGCTGTATAAGACACTCCATATTCATCTTCAGAAACGAAAGAAATAGGAAAAGGCATGATCAAAGGAGAAACAAGAGAAATCAGAGCGCAGCCCATTCATGACGGACAGCACGAATAGCCTTCACGTTCCAGGATTCAGGAAAACGATGCTCAGCCAGCGTTTTAGCTTCTTCTTCGCTAGTGGCATCAAGGTTAATGGTTTGCCAGTTCAGATAGATGTCGCCGTAACGGTGCTCGATGGTGACGGCGTAGGTGTGGGTGGCGAGAGGCAGGGTGCTCATGGTTTTAAAAAATCGAGGGAAGCTCGCGCTTCATGAGAGAACAATAGTCCGAAAGGGGCCGTGATCGGCCCCGTCGTTACAAAGCTTCACGCAAGCTCAACGCGATCAATGGCGAAGTCAGGGTGGAGCTGCTGGCAAATGGAACGTGCTTGCTCAGCAGAAAAAGTGATATAGCCAAGAGCGTCGTTGCGCTGATTTCTACGGCAGAAGCCATAGCAGACGAACTTACGCTCTACAGGCTCAATGGTTTTGATGATGTAGGAGGGGCGGGAATCTGCAACGTGCTGCTGAGCCTGCTCGGGAGAAGCAGCATCAATGAGAAGCTCGCACTGACCGCCATTGCTGGAGTTGGTGCAGAGGATGGAATAGGAGGTCATGGTTGGTTCCTTAAACGAGGAGCGTCGCCGCTCATGAGAGAACTATACAGCATGGCAAAGCAGGGCCTTACGGCCCCGCTGCTGGCGTTGATATTTCGTTACAAAGGTCAGTCCCAGTGGTTGCTGTAGATCTGCTTACCGCTCCAGATGCGCATGGTGCGTTGGAGCTTGCTGTTCCACAGCCACTCTTCACCATCGCTGTGGCATTTGATGCGGAAACTCTTGACAGGCGCCACTACCAGCTCACCGCCTTCACCATCGGCACGATTCTGGAAGACCAGCTTTGGCTTGCGAGTGAGTTCGGGCACTGCGTAGCCACCAGCAGGGCCTTTGTCCACTTCATGGCTCTCGATCTGCTGCACCCAGGCAGTCTTCTCTGTGCAGCGCACCACCACGTAGAAATCCACGATGGTCATGGAATAGCCCCAGGAACTGGAAAGGATGGTACCTGGCTGGAGCTGGGTGCCTTGGAGAGGAGGAGCGATGAGAGTCATGGTGGATGGTTGGTTAGAGGAGGCGTCTCCGCCTGTGAGAAGAACTATACGGCATGGCAGGGCCTCTATCGAGGCCTGTTACAAACCGTCATAAAGGCTCTCAATGCGAAACGGGGCGAGCCTGCCCATGCGTAGAGCTTTTTCCTTGACAAACTGCTGGCTATTGGTTTTTGTGTTTTTGATTTTATGCAGGCCAGTCTCCGTGATCTTTACGACGGTGTATTCTCCTCGCCATTGCTTGAAGCCAAAATCGTAGAGATCAACGAGGGTGCCAATGGGAAAAGGCATGATAAGATGAATGTTCCCAACAATTTCTTTGTGGGGCGTTACGAGCGACGGAGCACGCTGTGAGAGCTAGGCCTCGTGAAGCCTAGCTCAGCTCTGGCTTCAGGGCATTGATCACAAATGCCCATTAACATTTCGCCTACATAGTGTTGCGCCTGGCGAAGCTTATCGAAAGCCTCTGCTCTTTCATCGCGAGCTTTGTAGTAGGCGTCAGTGCCTTGTGGATAGAAATCGCGAGCGTTACACGTGGCTGCTACGAGCGCATCTACTGCCTTACCAATGGCATCGTAAGCAGCAGCGTATTCATCACGCAGTGTGGTGGCGCCAGTGCCGTTGAGATGAATAGTTGGAATGGTTGCCATGGTTTGAAGCGCGAACAAGGGAACAATACAGAAGAAAGGGGCCACGAGGCCCCTTTGTCACAAACCGTTACGAAGACAAGACTCGCTTAATAAAGCTTTCAACGTTTCTTAGAAAACGCTTGTCTAAAGTACTTTTACTTGTGCAAAATATTTTACCGGAAGGATGTTTGAAAAGTCATATTTTGCGGCCAAAGCAAATACTGCTCGCCTATTGTCTTGCGTCCCCATTAAAGCACTTTCCAAATGTCATCTTGCAGAGCATCTGCAAGCGTAATTAGCAAATCGCGTTTCTTTTTATAAGCGGGCTTATTAATGCGGGAAAGAATAAAACTGCGAGCAGAAGAACGATCATTTGCGCTGTAATCTTTCCACTTATGTTTTGCATTGTCAGAAACCATTCTGGCAATAGCCTGTTGCGTTTTTGTGAGAGGCATGGTTCAGAAGACGAGGGTTTGACCGTTGGCTTTGATGCTGACCACGCGCTCGCAATCAAACGAACGCCAAGCACCTTCTCCTTCTTTACGAGCAATGGAGAAATCACGACAGCGGACAATGTTGGGCTTCTTTACTGCCGTGCCAGTGCCCTTGATTTCCTTGGTGTCCCAAGGATTAAAGCAAAGCTTGCGAATGGAGCCATCAGCCTTGATGAATTCCACTGAAACAATGCTGTGACCAGCATTGAAAATGAATTGTTTGATCTTGTTGGTTTTGTCCATGAGGAGCTGTCGCCAGCGAAGGAACGAGGAAGAAAGGGGGAGCCTCTTGCGAGGCTCCTTTCCCATCGACCGAGGGAACTATAGGCTCAGTTGAACCGGGCTGTCAAGCCTTTCCACGGGGAAGCCGTTGGCAATGCGGCAGTAGCGCTCAGGGTGGAGCTGCATGCACTTGTCAAGGCCTTCCTTGTTAGGGAGCACATTGGGGGAGGCTGCAATGGCAAAAGCACCGAGCCCAAAGATCAGGCTCACTAGCAGGAATGAAGCTGCGTCTTTCATAGCTTTGAAATGCAGATGGAGGCTTCGCCTTGAGAAGGAGAAGCAATGCGAGAGAAGCTGCCGTAGGACAAGTCCAAGATGCGGCCCCCGTAGTATGGGCCTCGATCATTGATTGTCACTACCACTGACTTTCCATTGTTGCGATTCTTTACCAGCACTTTTGTGCCAAATGGAAGCCAGGGGTGAGCAGCAGTGAGGGCGTAAGCGTCAAAGCGAGAGCCGTTAGCAGCTCGTTGTCCGTGATAACCGTCGCCAATGCCGTAGTGCGAGGCGCGACCACATTGGAGTGTTGCTGCTTGCGCTTGTAAGGGGCAGAGCAGCAGGAGGGAGAAAAGGAAACGTTTCATCAAATAGTACGAAAGAACTAGCGAGGGCCAAGTCGTCTCCGACAAGGCAATGCCCATTGTGCCATGAATTCAATCGTTGCTGCCGAGCCGACGAGGTGTGTTATGCTTTTGAAGCACTCGGTCCTAGCGGCTTAATTGCTGCTCTCGTCTTTGGGCGAGCCGTGAGGGTGGACGCCTCTGATGATGCGGGCAAAGCCGTATGGCTTAGCCAAGGAGTTTTTGCATGGTCTCCTGCGAGGCGCATCATCTCCCTTGTATCTTTAGGGAAAGGGGCATCGGAGGGTGTGAAGAAAAGGGGCTGTAAGGCCCCTTTTCTTTTGCTTGGCCACTGTTGCACAGTGGGAGCTTGTGCAACAAGCTCTCATACCTTGCTAGCTAGACTCGACCAATACAAGATCAGCCGATCATGAAGCTTTCTGCAGAGCAGGAAAGGGAAAGGCTTAAGCGATGGATGGCAAGCGGGGAAATGTATGATCCTCGCAATGAGCCAGATTACGATACGTTTGAATATGCCACTGAACCTCTTCCTGGCGATACCACTTGGGCAAAGAAAAAGCCCCTTACGGGGCTTTAGCAGGATTCTTGATAAATGGCGTTTATTGGAAATCCTGATAATTGATGATTAGTTGATCGGACTACTGGGTTTCTAGTTCGTCGGCAAGAATAAGGAGTAGCGTTCGATATTTAATGTGAGCGGCTAGAAAACCTCGTTGGTATTCATCAGAATCTGAACAAGGTGGTGGTACAGGCGAGATCACCTCATCAACTGCAGCACGAAGAGCAGCAGCAAGATCTTCATTGCTGAGACTATCTGGATACTCATGCCCAGACCAAAAAGCATTGTGGACTGCTTCTGCAGCGGGTGTAAGTTTTGTCATGAGGAAGAGAAATGATGTTGACTACTAATTCTTAGGATTAGGAATAACAGAGTAAATGGTCATGCTTGCTTTTTCAAACAATTCAATAGCTTCCATTGCCAATCGAAGTTCTTTATCTAAAACGTGTTCGTCATAACCGCATACAGCATAAGCTGCTGCTACATGCCTAGCAACTTTGGCATAGATGTAAGCAAAATCAGGTTTGATGAATTCGACAGGTTCAATCTGATGGGTCATGGTACTTACTCAGGCAGGGATTCAAGAGCGCGGCGGATGATCGCAATACCCTTCTCACTTAGGAAGGGTTGATTCTCAGGATCGTGGCTTATCAATGCAAGCGCCTGCTCCTTCAAGCTCGGCGGCTTGGGCTGAGCAAGTGCGGCGCGGGCTTCTGTCGCCAACGCATGTGCTTCGCGTCGGTCATCCATCAAAAGCTGCCGGTAATGGTCCAGCTCGTCAGCCATGCGGGCGCACAGCGCTCGGAAGTCAGTCATCTTCGTCAGGAAGAATTTCAAGAAGGGATGTGATGCACTGCCCGGTGGTGTTTTCAGCGCCGAGGCAGTAGCGCTCGGCCTCGCGCAGTGCCATGCGTAGCCGCTCCACAACGGGCCACGGATCGCGCAGTTCGGTGGAAAAGTCATCGAATGGTGCGGGGTGGAAGTCGCTCATTGGGGTGATGGGATGTTCTTGAGTCATTGTTGAACCTCGTAGTGTGTAGAAATTGGCAATTTGGCTAGATGGAAGTGACGAGACGATATCGCTTCAGGATTTCCTCCTGCTCTTTCTCTCGCCAGTATTGAAGCCTACGTTCAAGCTTTGCCGTAGCAAGTTGCATCACGCTTCGTTTGTCATAATCCCAATCCAACAATGGATCAGAAGCTTTGGCCAAAGAGTTGTTCGTAGGCATGAGAGATAGCGCGAAATTTCCTAAGATGATGATCCCTATCTTGCGCCAACAATTCCGCGAGATCTTTGATGAACTCATCGCCATTGTCATTATCAAAGTAATTAAAAATAGCGTCTGAAAGCACATCTTTGGGCGTGCTCACAGTTTGCCTCCTTTAATGGCATTGTTGTAGTTCATTAGATATTCTTCAAAATCAGCACCAAGAGGAGCCTCTTTTTGAAGCTCTTCATGATTCTGCTTGAGCATGTCCAAGCTCACAACAAAAGCACAACGAATGCGCTCCAGGGCCAGTTGTTGCACGACGTTAGGCTCTTCATCAATAGCCTTTTCAATGGTGCAAATGAATTCTTGCAGATCTCCCATGGAGAAGCTGCGCGTCACCATTGGCTGGCCAAAGTGCATGGCAAGCTCTCCATCCTTAAAAGCAGAAACAGGATGGTTGGGCAGTAGGTGATTGAAGGAGACGGTCACGATGGTGAAGCAGAGGGCTAGCGACGTTCGCCGTCGCATGTGCATAGTGTGCCAGCAAAAGGCCCCCTATCAAGGGGGCCGTTCATAAATCGTTACAAAGCTCGTGGCTTGCGCAAAGCCTGTGTGGCGATGCTTAGATTTTTGGTGATAGGCAAAGGCTTGTCTCGCCATTTAATGGCAATGGCATGGCAAGAGCCCACTGGCATTAGCTCAGCATGCCTGAATGCCCTATCCAGCAGGATTTGATAAGCCTGTCGCTTTGGCTTGCTCATCGGCCCTTCAGGCTCTTCAATGTTGGTACGAGCAAAGTCGGCAAGTTCCGTAATGTCATCTAGCTCATTGGTGGCAATGACAAAATGTCTACCACGTTGTTGAGCCTTTCGCCATGCAGGATGAATGGGCGGATTCTCCATGGCTAAAGCTTGTGCTTCTTCTCGCAATTGAGGAGGAATGCAAATGTGAACCATGCGAGGCAGAGAATGCTCTTCAACAAGGGAGAGCTGAAAGTCCATGATTAGATGAAACGGAATTGTCCGAAACGAAAAGAACGATTGCCGATGATTAGAAGGCTTTCACCAAAGCCGTCATACATTGTGCCAAGAAGAAAACTATTTCTCCATTGAAAACAGAAATCTCCCAGGCGAATATGCCCAGTGATGTCAGAGCAATGGAAAGAGAAAATCATAATTTGGGGTCTTCGGGAAGCGGAGGAATTTCTTCAATCATTGCAATCCTCACATCGGGACGCATGGCAAGCATAAAGTGTTCAGCTTGTTTTGCGGAAATCGCCCCAAGGGCGATTTTCTTGCCTTCGTAAGTGGTGATCAAGAATGTGCGGCACGTTGCAGCCATTACCAACTCTCCTCTTCAAGCT